GCCCCCGGCCATGTTGGGCTCACAGCGCTCCAACGCCTCGCTGATGGAGGCAAGGGGGTTTACCTCGGTGCCGAGGTTGGTGTCGCTGCCAGTGCCCGGATGGACGTAGAACGTCTTGGAGGAGGTCGACTGCTTGGTCACAGTGGGGCTTGTAAGGTCGCCAACGTAGAAGTTTGAAGCACCGAATCCGCCGTCCTGCTGGTCCAGCTCAAACACCGTTTCTTCACCTGTGGCGTCAAGCACATACAGCGTGCCTAGGGTGTTGCTCACCCCACCAAGGGTAAGGGTCCCACCTACACCCTTGTCCCATGTAAGGGAATCAATCTTGGCGTTGGTGATGGCTGCGTCAGCAATGTCGGCAGACTGGATGGCTGCGTTCCCGAACACAGCATCAATGGCTGTAATGGACCCCGCAGCAATTTCGTTGCCGGTGATTGTGTCTGCTGCGATTTGGGCGGCGGTGATTGTGTTGGCAGCAATCTTGTCTGCAACTACTGCCCCCGCAGTCAAATGAGGGGTTTCAATTGAGCCGTCTGCGATGAGCGTGCTGTCAATCGCATCGAAGTCAATGTCTTCCGTCCCCACCTTGAATGGTGAGATTGAAACCTCGTCTGACAGTACAGACTCGTTGCCAGAAGTGTCAACCGCCCTTACGGCAACATAAACCGTTGCCGCGTCTGTTGAGAATTGACCAATGGCACCAAGCCCCTGTGAAATCATGGCATACGTGGCCTTGGCCACGTAGACAAGTGTAGTGGACGATGGAACAATCCCCGCAGTCGGGCTGGCATGGATTTCCAGATACTCCATGTCGTTAGGAAGGGGGCCGCCAAGCGCAAGGGTGAGGTCGTGGCGAACAATCACAGAAAGTAGCCCCGCCGTAAGGGTGGGTGGTGATGGCTTTTCCGGGGGGACAAGGTCAAACTCAGCACCGTTCTCTGTCACCAAGTTGGACACCTGAATGCGTCCGAACGCATCAACCTGCTCAATGGTGTAGTCCACTTCTTCAATCGACGTATGTGTATAACTTGTAGAAGTTGTGCGCGCCACCTCCACGCCGTCTACCTTGACGACGTACTCCCTGAGCATGTTTGGAGACAGCCCTGTCCATGACAACTCAACGTAACCAATCCCGCGAACGGCGGAAAGCACGGGCGCTGTTGGCACGGGGATGGTGTGCTGCACCGTTGCTGTCGTGGAGGGGTTTCCCGTATAGTCAAAGGCATACACCTTGAAATCAAGTGTTGCCGATGGGGGGTCTCCAAAATAGGCTTCGTTCGATTGGGAGGTCAGGGTGAATGTATCCGTTGACCCAATGTCAAAGGCCGTGGAGTCAAGCCCGTCTTCTACCACGACTACAAACCTAGCAAAGTCTTCTGGCTTGGTGTATGCGTCCATGGTGAGAACAAAGGTCGAGCCAACGCTGTTCACGGTAAAGCTTGGCTCTGGTGGGGGGATGGTGTCTCCGGGCGGAATAAATGAATATACTTCCGACCACACACCAACGTCTTCCCCGTCAGGTCCCTTGCCCTTGATTTGCACATAGTACTGACGACCGGGGGTGAGGCCCCTTAGCTTGACTGTCTCACTCATATATCGACCCCCATTTCAATCACTAGTGTGTTTTGCCTTGATGCCACTAGGCCTGCCGCCGACTCTATGGCGATTAGCTCTGATGATACATCACCAAGAATCTTCAAATCCATCCCCCGAACAATTACCGCCCCTCCTGTTGTCGAAATCGACACAGACAATGGGGTGTCGCTCACATCACCAGAAATTGTCTTTGAGGCGAGGACTACGTCGTCTGCCCCGATGGTGAAGTCAAGAGTTAGCAGCCCGCCCGATGGGGATGACATTGTAACTGACAGGGAAGAGCCAGTAGACCCCGCCCCATCAACAGAAAGCCTGAATGTGCCATTGCTTATTTGGTCATCAAACAGCTCAACAGTCGCTTCTGTGGTAGCCGTTCCATTGATGGACATGTATGTGGGGTCCGTAACCCCACCTCCGAAGACAACGTCCCCATCCCAGACTTCTTCGTCATCGTCAAAAGAGAACAGGTCAACGGTTCCGTCTTCACCCTCAGACCAAAGTCCCACCTCTGAGATTGGCCCGTCGTAGGCATTTTCAAACTGCGCACGCACGTAAACCGTGTTTGTAGCAGGGTCATACCTGTAGCCAAACACCCCGGCGCGGGCAACCTCAAACACCAAGTCAGTTCTTGCAACATTAATTGTGTCTGAACCAATGCCAAGAGAGATGTACCCGGCCCAAGCGGTTTCATCTAGGGCAAGGTATCTACCAATCACGTCCCTTCCTGCATCTGTAATCATGCCAACCTCACGTCATATTCTACGGCCCCAGTCACACCTTCAAACTGAAGGTCCACGTCCACAGTGACCTTGCCGTCCGGGTGGAGTTGCACATCGGTACCAATAATGGCTAGTTGTGATGGCGCTGGGCTTGCAAGGGCTCTTACCTCTTCTCCCTCTGCAACTTCTACCCCCTCACCAATAATGTCAAGAGGGTCGCCCTCAAGGCTGACATTCTTGAAGTCCGGCAACTCCCTAAACGGAGAGTCCGGCGTGTTGTCCCAAATCTCATAATCATTTACCATATACCTATCCTACAGTCAGATTGTTTAAAAGTCACGCGATTCTAGTCGCCGTCACTCCCATTGTCGGGCCGCTTGAGCTGATTGAGTAATTCGTGCTCGTGACGCGCCACGGATGAGAGTCGCCAGAAATAAGGTCGACTTGAATGTTGTCGCCAGTCTCCAAGAAGGGCGTTGCTACAATTTCAAGCTCCACTGTGTCTTGGTCCTTTGCCCAGTTCCCCACGATAGTGTCGGCAAGGGACTGAGCCATCGACTTGGTCGAAACCCAGCGGGGACGAAGCTCTATCTCCTGCTCTCCATACTGTCTAATGGCCACCTCATCTTTCACCTCAACAAAGTTCTTGTCATCCTCATCGTTCTTGACGGGCTTTCCGTGGATGAACAGGGACATGTCAGACTCTGTGGCGGGGTCTTGCCCGACGACCACAGTGTCAGTCGTGCTGGCGTTGAGGATTGCAAATTCGGCATCGAACTGCGAGCTTTTGAAGTGTGGGACCCAAACATCATTTTCGTCGGAGATGAAAAGCTCCCCACCTGTGGAACTTGGAGCGGAATATGTTACCTCATACTCCTTGCCCTCCCTCACGACAGGCCCAAAGTCTTCAAATGAAATCTCGTTAGCCTTGTCGAACATCAAGTTCGGCTCAGTTACCGAACGGACCCCTCCGTTGATGTAGTCATGTGCGGAAACCACTTGGTCAACACCTAGAGAACCACTAACCTTGGGAGAGTCGATGCCGTAAATGTGGTCAATCTTTAGTGTACCAAACCCACGAATAAATGCGCCGTGGTAGCCCACCCCGATTGACCCAACGTTAATTTGCGGTGTGACACGAGTCCCGTTAATGAGGACCACATAGCTATTGGACCCCACTCTGGCGACCTCCATGGTATAGTCCTTGCCCGCCAGAACGTCTATTGGGTTACCAGTATAGAGGTTTGTCCTTGTCGTTCCATTGAGGTATCTATACACAACTAGCGTCGAGCCCTCGCGCATAAGCTTGGGTTGCAACTCAAAGAACACGCCCTTAGTGTTGTTTGTCTTGATGAAGATTCCACAGTAGGGTGCCCCAACCATCACCGGAGTCCCGTCAGATGATGTTGTGGAGTCGATGTGGAACTTTGCACCAATAAGAGCATAGTCCGTGTAGTCAGTGCGCATAACCTGAAGCATGTCCCTTGAGGTGTTGCCGGACCTCCTTGGCTGCAATTTCGCAAGGGAGTCAACGCTCCCCCAGTAGAGCCTTCCCTTGTATACGTCCAACGGAGAAGTCCCACTCACGTCCTGTTCAATCCCCGGTGACAATGCACTGTAGTCATTGTACCTGAGAATGGTTCCGGGGATTGTAGTGTTGGCCCCTCCGTGACGGTGATGTGCCTTGCTCGTGCCGTAGATTCCACGGTCCTTAATTGTCAGCAGGCCTCTGGTTTCTGACTTCTTGTATCGGATGATTTCATGGTTGATTGATACAACCCCCTCATCAGAAAACACGTCCCAGTCATTGCCGTAAATCTTAATCGTTGTGGCGGTTGTTGGAACGTCAGCCAGCAAGGCGGCAGATGACAACACAAGTGTTTCCTGCTCTTCCCAGAGTTCCCTCTCCGGGTTGTCAGAGGCCGCAGTCCAGAAAACCTTGGCTAGGTTGATGTTGGCATTGACCCCCATGCTGTAGGAGTTTATCATCGACAGGTTGGCCCCACTTGTGGCCTCACGGAATGTCGCGTCCATCGGATTTGTCCATGAGTCTGCAATGGGCTGCCAGCGCATCCTTCCGTCGCCATCAATCCAAAACCAAGAGTGGCATGACTGTGCAATCTCATTCAGCCTCTCCCATATGGTTCCTGTACCATCTGAATAGAACAGAGAAAGAGTCTTTCCCAGCCCCCGCGTAATTCCTGAAGCGTCAATGCCTGCACGCTGAAGCAACTCGACTACTACTGAAGTCTCCTTGGAGCCTGCCGTGAAAAAGCGTGGGGGCTCCCACTGCTGCATGAACTTGCTGATATCTGTCCCGCTGGCAGACAATTCGTTGTATTGCGCTCTCGACCATGAGTCAACATAGTAGACTCCATGAGTGAACTCCTGACTGTTTCCCTGCGTAGCAACCGTAGTAAGCACCTCAACCCTGTTGTTGATTGAGAGGTAGTCAACAACAGAGTCGAAGTACCCACCCTCGTTGTTAAGGGAAAGGCTCAGCGTCCCGGCCAAGGCTTGCCCCATTACGTTGAGAGGACCAGACTCCCCAGCACTGGTACTTACAGAAAGACTTGCAATATGTGACGGAGACACGCTGATTTCTGCGATGCCAGCCAACTGCACCAAGGCAATGCGCTGCCATCCCGAAGCGGGGCTGGCTGTAACTCTAATCTGCTCCACCATTTTTGTCTCTGCCGGGTCATCGGACAGCCACCCAATCAGGTCACTGTGATTCATTTCTGCGATACCGTCGCCACCCACGGCAACGCTAAATGAAGACCATCCAGTAGAGCCCACCGGCAGCACGCTCAGGGTGCATTGCGACACCTGAGTGTTCCCGGTTTCAAACACAGCCCTGACCTTGTTGATTGGAACAGGCTCAGAGTACTTAACTACATACGACCACTGATTGAACCCCTGATAAAATTCCTTGTCGGAGATGTAGTACTTGTATCGGTCGGACTCTGAAGACAGCCGATAGGGGTTTGGTGAGTCTGTGGAAGTGAACACCGACTCGTTCATAATCACCTTCGGGAAAATCCCTCCCGAAGGTGCCCTCATAAGCTCAATTGGTGACCCCTTGGGGAATAGCTCTTCATCAATTGAATCAGTGGTGACCACATCAGTAGCGTACACGTTGTTCATGTTCGCACTGATAACCACCCGGCTCGTCACCTGACGAGCGGGACTTGTAAACCAGTCATCCCTGAGGGGGAAAGAAATGTTCTTCACAAATTAAACCTCCACAAGAGAGAGCGTGACAGCATAGAATGAAGAGAACTCCCAGCGCTTCTGAACCGTATAGGCAAACTCCTGAGCGAACATCTGCAAAACCTCTGTCTCCCCTGTGTCGTATGAAAGTGTTACTGTGTATGGGCCAATACCCTGACCGAACAATGTTATCATATCTTGCGCCCCGGCGAAGTTGTCAACGGTCTTTGCTGTATTTTCAGGCAACATGTCCCATGCAGTGCTCACTGTCCGCTTCCGATTTAGGACAAAGGCGTGCATGGTGCCATCGCTGGAACGATTGAAGGCCCCAGTGTTTTCGTGGGAAACATCAATCGGGGTCCTGTTGTGGTCACTCAAAGAGGTACCCCCAACTGCTAGTCCTGCTGGCTTGTCCATGGGTTACCTTCTCCCTCGTTGTCCTGCTCTCGCCTTCTTTTGTTCAATCTTGCGCATGACTGCACTCGCAATCTGCTCTGGGTCCTGTGCCCCACCGTCAATGTAGAACTGGTAGGTGTCCCCTCCGCCGGCTTCCATCCTTGCAATACCCTGCTCAAGTGACTGCGTAAGCGGGGCGGTTAGAACTGTCTCGCCCTTGTGCAGGTTGGCAATGGTGTTGTCGTAGTTGATTCTCCCCCCAGACATAAGCTGTGGAGTCTTACCAATCATACCACCATCGTGCTTAAAGCTCAAGTGAACGTGGTCATAGTGGCCAAGCGTAGGACCGGGGTTGCTCCCGTATCTAGTATATGGCCTCCACCCCTGAGAGGTTCCAGAGTTAATCATCTTGTCCCAAATCACGTACTTCGTTCCGTACACGTCAGGATTGGCGGTGAACCAGTTGGCCATTTCCCAACCCTGCTTGCGCTGCTCCGAGTTTGGCATACGCCCAAGGGGCGACACCATGGCGTCGATGGCCTTACCCCATGAGTGGTCAGACCGCACAACTCCACGCTCAAGCCCCAGCCCCGCCCCAAATCTGGTGTCCCAGTTGCCAATAATAAACCTTTGCGCGGCAAGCGTGTTGGCAGAGGCGGTAGCCCACTTTCTCGGTGGCCAATCTGATGCGTTAGTGTTGTAGCGCCAGTCGGAAGCCTCCCCAACGGCCTTCGCGTTGGGTGACACCGCGCCAGCCGTTCCAAATGACGCAGCGCGACCGGCCCACATACCGGCCAGCCCACCTAGCCCAGCAATCGCCTTCAGCAGCGGCTGAGCCCCATAGTCCACATTTGCACTCCCTTCATTACTTGCAGCACCCATGCGTTCCTTGGTCATAAGTTCAACCCAGTCGCTCATTGGGTCACCAATCTTTGAGGACATGTCACTGAATGTCCCCTTGATGTTAATTGCACCGCCAGTGTGCTTCTTCATGGAGTTGAGCTGGTCCATGTAATCTTCACCGAGATTCTTTACTGCGTCACGCTGAACGACATACTCGCCGTGCTGAAGCACATAGAGTGATTCGTCATTCTTCATCCCCGGCAAAAGTGGTGTTGACTCAACAGCACCACCGGAGTGAGCCAGCTTAATGTACATCCATTCAGCCGCACTTGCGGCTCCGGTTCTGGTTGACTGACCAGATGAGTTCTTCGTGTTGTTGGCAGCAAACTGTCTTCCAAACTGCTGCATCCAGTTAGAGGCCGAAGACCCACCAGTTGCCTTCCACCATCCTATTACTCTCTCGCGTGGCGATTGGAACGCCCGCGCAAGAGCTAGGGTTGTCGAGCGATTGCCGACCACACCAGTAAACGTATTACGCCAACCCCCGGCAGACGTGCTTCCCATAGCTTGCGCCCGAGAGTTAATCCCCGACATTCCAGTGTTGGCCGCCCCAGCAATCAGCCCCTGTGTGTAGCGGCCCTGAAGGGTTTCAACAAATCCACCACGCACCCTGTCCCCGCCCTGAGTACCCCGGCTACGTGCAAGGCCGGGGATGCCAGAGGTTGCGGTCTCAAAGCTACTGTAGATTGCTCTCTTGTTACCTGTAGAATCAACGTCCCATCCTACGATAAACCTATCAGTTGCGCCCTTACCCTTGTTCAGCCACAGTGGGTTCAGGAAGTCTGTGGCGTTTGTGAACGACTTCTTCAACTCTCCTTCAGTGCGGCGCTCGTTGTCGCGAACCGCTCGGGCCATTGCACCTGAAAGACCCTCTCCCATGTCATAGCCCATGCGCTCAGCAAGCCCTGTCCAGCGGCTTGTAGATGCAGAGTTAATCCGTTCTTCGACTGCCTCCAATCCCATGCGACCCGGATTGTATCCCTTGTTCTGCGCTATCGCGTTCCAACGGGCAGTGGATGCGTCATTGATGCGCTTTTCTCGGGCAGCATCACGAGCAGCAGCCTCAGCTTCCATGGCCGCAAGAATATCTTCTTCTGTCAATGACTCAAGGGCGGCAACAAGCCCGGACTCAAGAATCTCCTTCCACTTGGCTTCCTCGCCAAGCACCTTCTGCGCAATCTCCATAGTCCTGTCGAAGCCATTCTCCATCTCTGAGTTGAATGAGTTCTGGTACTCGTTGGCAACGTCACCGAAGCTAAGGCCAAACCCTCCCAGCGCACTCTGAAGCCTTCCAAGGTGTGCTTGGAATTCAGCCTCTGTGGCGGGGGTTACCCGTGCCCACTCGCGCAGGTAATTCTGGATGAGGCGGTGACGCAGGTCCATGGCAGCCTCCGCGCTTTCACGGCTGGCAATGATGGCCTCTTCCTCCTTGACCCTGATGTTTTCCAACTGGGCAAGGCGTGCCTGATACTGTGACTCAAGGTTTTCAATGCGCGTGTCGGCAGTGGTGTTGACCTTGTCAGCCTTTTCTGCGTAGACGTCTGGCTTGGCTTCGGCTGCTTCGTCAAGGGCAATGTTACGCTCCTGAAGCATGAAGCGCTCAGCGTTGTAGCGCATGCCAATCTGGACCTTGGCGGCCTCGTCTGTTCTACCTCTAGCAATGTTCTCTCTATAATCTACCATCCCCCGCTCAAGATTTTCCAAGTACTCCATGCGGCGAATCTCACGCTGGAATGCAATCTCACGCTGGCGGTCAAGGTCTTCCTCTGCCTTCTGCTGCTTTTCCAGTCTTTCAAGCTCAGCGTTACGTGCCTCGTCAATCTGGTCAAGCTCTCGCTGGTGCTTCTCCTCTGCCGCAGCCAGCATGCTGTCGTATGTCGAGTTGTGCTTCTCAAGCATTTCATCGAAACGCTTTGCGAGTGCGTCCTTCTGATTCTGCATCGCCTGATTGACGGCAGAAACAATGTCAGACACGACCTCGCTTGACGAACTGCGCAGCGTGGATACCCACTCAGAATGGCGCTCGTTAGCCTCTTCAATAAGCTCGTTCTGGGCCTCGATTTCCTTGTTGGCAGCCTCTAGCCGGTCTGCAAGCTCTTCTTCCGCAGTGCCAAGGTCATCAACTTCACCAGTAAGCCTGCCGATTTCATCTGCAAAGGCTGCGGCCTCACGTGCATTGCCGACCTCAACAGATGCCTCCTGTGGCAGCCCTGCAAGTCGCTCTTCAAGCTCCTTAAGGTCTTCAATAAGTTCATCGGGAATGGCATCGTCTGAGACTTCGAGCGCCAAAATCCTCGCACGGATTTCTTCCATTTCTTGCATGACTTCGGCTGATTCACGCAGAATGTACAGGTCCATCTTGAAGTTGTCATTCAGGTCCTTGTGGTCAAGGATTTGCTGGGTTGTCAAGCGGCTGACGTTCATGCCCTCCTTTGCTAGGGCCTCTTGGATTTCCAGTCCTGTCTCCTGCTGCTGGTTGACCTGCTTCTGGGCATCCTCAATCATGTTGACGTACTTCAGGTAGTCACCAGCAGATGTTACAACGTCAGACGCAAGCCAAGTACCTTCAAAGTCAGTTGCCTCGCGCAGAGAGTCGGCAAGGTTGGTGAACATGTCACCAGTGCCACTAATGATGTTGTTCATGGCATTGCCAACAGTGTCAAGTACGCTTGCCAGTAGGCTGTTCACTCCTTGAATTAGCCCCCGCAAAAGTGCCTTTACGCCCTCAAGAAGAGAGCTTAGGAATCCTTCCCAGTCCTTGCTGAATAGCTGGCCAAGTGCCTGAGCGAACCACATGATGGATTCAACCAGCCCCCCAACAACAGGGGCCACAGTTTCAACGATGATTGTGCCGAAGCGAATTACCTGTTCAACGGCAGCGCCAATCCAGCGTCCTAGTGTCTGCGCCATGGTTGACAGGTTGGCCATGCCTTCGCCTGCTTCCCCTGTCATGCTACCGAGAACGTCCTTGATTCTCAGGACCGCATCTTTGATTGGGGCCATGAAGCTACGCCCGGCTGACTTAATCCTGCCCATGAATTCCATGAACCCTTCCTTGAACTTCTCAAAGTCTGCCATGATAGGAACGGTCAGGGCGACAAGTGCTGCGGCAGCGGCACCCCCTACAGCGCCAGTCGCCAGCTTACTCCCCCCTTTCAGAAGCATACTTCCCATCCTGTTCTTTCGCACCCCGGCCATCATATTCCCGAACTTGCCGGGTCCATCTGATAGTTCGGGCTTACGCAGGCGTCCAGTCAGCGGCAGCCCGGTTCCAGCCATTGTCGTTGGACCGTAAAGGGCTGCGCGCGCCTGATTGCCCGCAGCGCGGGCCTTCAGCCTAGTTCTCTGTAGAAGGCCAACGCCCTCCCCGGCAGCTTGCCTTCTTAGTTCAACAGCGGTATTTGCAGCAGCGTAGCCAGTGGCACTCAGCTTCTTGCGAAGGTCAATGGCATTGATTGCGAGCTTTTTGAACCCTTCTTCGACCTTGTTGACAGTCTTTCCCATCGCAATAAATGGAGCAAACGGCAGCATCGCTGCGCCCTTCAACGCCTTGCCAGCGGTCAGCCTTCTCGCGATTGGCTTGCCATCAACATCGAACTTCTGCCTGCGAAGCGCTGCCGTCGTCGCCCTGTCGCTGATGGGAATTGGACGGTTCTTTGCGTCCAAGTCCCAGTCTTGGAATGTCTCTGGCGCGACCCTGTGGGTCTTGGGGTCAAAGCCACGGAACACGCCCGTACGAGACCTCACGCCGCTCTTAAGCTCCTGCTGGATTTCATTTGCACGCACCTGCCTGCGGACGTCTGGGTCAATACCACCCTCGCCCTTGCCCAACTGCTCCATGAATGACACGCCTGTGCGCAAGTCCTTAGGGGTGCGGCGATGAGCCCTCTTTCGAGGAATAACCTGCCATCCGCCCTTGCCGTCTGGGACCATGTCGTTTTTCTTCATAAAGTCTTGGTCGTCTGGTGAAATGACAAAGTCTGTAGACTTGCCTGACGCTGCCTGCGCAAGACTTGCCTCTCTCAGGATTCTGTTGAACCTTGCAACGCCTTCCTCCTGCTTGGAGGCGGCGGCAATCTGCATGGCAGCGGCTGTATTCTGGTCACGGCTGGAAATCTTCAACAGGTCACGCAGCTCATTCTCATCACCGATTCCCTTTTCAATCGCTTCTTCAAGAGCCTTGATGCGCGTGGATGGTGTCATGGCCGCCCTCATAATGCGGTTGACGTCATCTGCCTTTGTGCCCAATGCAGAGTCAGCCCCGGCGAAAACTCGGCGCGTGCGAACGTTAAGGGTCTCTGTAGCAGCCGTGGCTGCCGTGGGAATTCCAACGGTCCTTGGGGCGGAGAGGTCTGCCTTGCGCGCCGCGCGGGCAATGTCTTCTGCGCGCGGGGGGCCAGAGTTTGCCCCTGACCTGCCACTGGTTACAACGTCTAGCCCATCGCCGTCGCCTGCGTCACCCGGCATTGGCTCTGGCGTGCTGCCTCCACGTCGGTATGCTGCACGAATTGCTGCGAGCGGACTGAAATCATCCTTCAGCCCCGCCAATTTTCCTAGCTTGTGAACGGCATTAACAACCTGTCCAACCGCGTTGGCGAACAGACCCAAGCCCATTGTCACGGGACCAAGCACACCCAATGCACCTACAAGGGAAAGCATGGCCTTCTTTGTGCGTTCCTCAAGTGAATTCATCCACTGCAAAACCTGAAGCGCCATTTCTCTGAAGTGATTCAGCAGTTCAGTGACCGTTTCGGAAACGTCCAGTAGCTCATACTGAATTTGAGCGTTAAGGCTTTCGCGCTGTCCTGCGGCAGAGTCGCGAATAAGTTCCTCTTCAATTTTGTAGACCCTCATCGCGTCTGTAGCCTCTTGTGTCCCCTCAACAACGGCAGACCATGCGCGAGCAGCGTCTGACCCAGACTTGCCAATGTCTGGCAACTGGCGAAGCACGGCAATCATACGTGAAGCCTGACGCACCCCAAACAGCTTGGAAATGGCGGCAGCGAAATCTTCACGCTTTTTCTCGCCAACTTCCCCAGTCAGCGCGTCAAACTTCTGGGCCTCTTCACCAAGGCGCGTAAGCATTGCGATGGAGCCGCCGCCCTGAGCCTTGATATCCTCTAGACTGACACCTAGCTTGTTAAAGGCCTCAGTGGCAGGGTTTGTTGCGTCCTGCACCAACCGCAACAGGCCGGTACGCAGGGCTGTGGCAGCCTCGTTGGCCTCGATACCGGCTTCCTTCTGCATGGCCATAAGACCGGCAGTCTCTTCAATGCTGATGCCCAACTGGTCAGCAACAGCAGCAACAATAGGCAAGCCCTCAGCAAGTTCTTCCATGCCCAAGGCGGTGTTGTTTTCAACGTAGTTCAGGTTGGCAAATGTCTGCTCAAGGTCTTCAAGTTCTACACCGAAGGCCTGAGCGGCAATACGTGTAAACTCAATTGAGTTCTCAAGGTCAGTACCGGCCACGCGGCTGAATCGAACGGCTGCCTCTGTCAACTGGTCAAGCTGGGCTCCACCATAACCCATCTGGGTGAACTCAGCAACGGCAGCCGCCGTTGCGGTTGGAAGCTGGCCCATGGCAGCGGACAGCTTTACGATGGAGTCTGTCTGGCGCTCCACGGCTGCACGCTGTGCGTCAAAGGCATCTCCTGCCTCAAACTGGAAGTCAGACACCTTGACAATCTTGGTAATTGTCTCGTCGTACGCATAGCCTAGCTTCGACAGCGCGACCAGTGCGAAGCCTAGGGGCACCGTGAACCCAACCATAATCTGGCGACCGGCCCACTGCATGTTCTTACCAAGGTTCACCGTGTGAGTGGCCATGGCACCCATCGCAACGTTTGCCAACTTCAGGCGCTGACCCAATGTTGCTACGTTATTACCAAACTGGTTGCTTGGCTTCACGATGTAGTTCATGTTGCCAGCAACGTCGCGTGTAGATGTTACTGTTGCTGACAGGAGGTTGTTGTAATCCTTAAGATATACCCCCCCGTTTTTAATGACGTCACGGAACTTACCGAAGCCAACGCGGTTCATCTTGATTTGGTCGTTCAGTTGAGCGAGATTCGACTTGACGCCCACTTGGTAGTCGCCAATGCCAGCGTTGGCCTTGGCCATCTGCTGATTCATGTTCCCAGAGACTCGTCCAAGCCTCTTCATTTCATTGGTAACTTCACCTACTCCTGAGGAGCGGTATGCAATGTTGATGATTGCTTCAATTCTCTGGGACAACTACTATACCTCGATGTGGGAGAACCCGGAGTATGCTCCGATGTTCTTCTTTTTACCTTCCTCCGCTTTTTCGTTCTTGTTCTCCATCAGCCGCTGTGCCAGCGTCGATGGACCTCTGTTCTCTTCCTGTGGCTCATCGTCTTCAGGGATTTCTGCCCCCTGCAACCTTGCCATTGTCTTCATAAACCTAACTTCCCTCTCAACCATCGCCGCAAAAACAGAAGACAGTTCATCAAGTGTTATGTTATTTTCAAGCTCTTCAAACGATGCCCATGAGCCGAGGGTGAAAACTTCGGACTCCCATTCCCTAATCTGTTCCCAGTCTAGGTCTTCACCCTCTTCTAGTTTCCCGAAACCTCGGTGTTGGTCTCAAACCCGGCAGTCTTTTCAAGGATTCTCTCTAGTTGCTGCGGGTTGAGGTTGTTCTCCACCCAATCAGTATCAGTGACTACTTCAGAGTTGTCCTGCTGCAATGCGGCAAAGCAGCCCGCAACAACGGTGTCAAGTTCCGCACCGTCTAGCTCATCAAGCTCTTCAAACTCCGTGCCTTCTTCCTCCGCAGCCTTGCGAGCCTCTGCCTGTTCCTTCTGGTCGGCTGCCAACTTCTTCGCCGCCTGATTCATTGCCCGCATGGTCTTCTTCAGGTGTGCAATCTTCAGTGAGCGCAGCGTCAGTGACACATTGTCATTCACCTGAAGTGTCTCCACCTCATCCAAATCTGCCTTAGCCTTTCCCTTTTGATTAGTAGCCAATTTGATACCTCCTGTATCTGGTTAGTGAGAACTATGGTATAGCACACTGGGCTTTTGTGCAACAAGAGAGGGAGCCCGAAGGCTCCCTCTCTCAAATTACTGGCTGGCTTAGACGAATACGTTGTCGAAGTCAGGGTTCGCAGTAGTGTCATCTGCGGCGCGGTCCATGATGACTCCGTACTTCGAGTCATTGAACTGGCCGTCAGGCAGTACGCGGAATGTGGTTGGGTACACAGATGGCTCATTGCGACGAAGCGATACTTCAGAGCCTTCCATAGCAAGCGCACGGCGGCAGAAGTAGACACGCTGACGGTTCTTCTGAATGAATTCAGGGTCCCCTTCAGGGTCGTCGTCTGCACCGGGAGTACCAGTGTACAGAGGGTTGCTGACTGTCGCGGGAGCACCTGCGCCAACAAAGGCTAGGGTGCGCTCAACAATCTGCTCAGACGGCACGGTAAGTGAGAAGGTCGTAACCTCTCCACCGGCTGTCTCCTGAAGGTACTCGTCGTCAAGGCCCCATGCGATAAGCATGTTGCCAAGCGTGGCTTCAGCTAGGGTAGTAGCAACTGAAATCGAAGTACTTGAACGGAAGATGCGGGCTGCGTCACCAAGCTGGTCAACCTGAACGTCAAACGTTTCTGGCTGATAGCTTACAGTAACACCGTCTTGGGTGAACCCAAGAGGATTCCAGCCTACGGTAGTGTCAAAGTACTCGTGCAAGAAAGTCTGGTCACCGACTGCGAAGTCTGGTAGTACGACCCCTTGTGCGGCCCAGTAGAGCTTTGCGTGGCCCACTAGAATGTTCTGGACATTATTGGCCATTTTATTCCTCCTAAAAATGCTTTGTTTTAACTTTTCGAAACCTTTGGAAGGGCGTAGCTTTCAGTGTAGTGTCATTTAAGCTAAAAAGCAACTAGGCTGCATCCACATACTCCATCAACACTGTGAATGGCCTAAGTACTGCTGCTCCTAGTTCTCCAAATGGTTCCATTTCTCCCCCGTACAAAAACCTGATGTACTGGAATCTGAAGTTGATTTCTCTGTTGTTGGCTCGCAGCCAGCGGTTCAGAAGCTCCGCCGACTCATCCTCGTGCGACATGGACTTGACAATGTTGATTGCCTCGGTGGATTCCTCCACTGTCCAAGTATGCAACACCACAACGGCGTCCTGTCTCTTTTGCCAATACGTGTTGGGGTGTTGGTAATCGCGGACGGTGTAGCGAGCGTATGGTATGTCACTGGAAGGGTCCTCTGACGAAGGGAAGAAGTTCTTTGAGTTGGTCGGGTCAACAATCTCAGCGAACCGTGCATTGCTCAACCACCAGTCACGTAGGTCATAGAATGGCATTCGTTGTGTCATACTACCTCCCCCTCTTGAAAATATTGCGCGTCGTTGCCTTGAACTGCTTCACCACGGAGGCGATAATCTGCACGCCACCGGGGCGGCCCATGCTCACAATGCGAGTACCCTGACCCTTGGCCACCTTCATGTCGAACGGAATACGCTTGACTGCCCTCTGAATGTCTGCCTTGACAGACTCGATATTGCGCTCTGCTTGGTTCATCTGGGACTCTGCCTTCTCTTCCATTTCACCGATGGCATAGAAGTCAGCAATGAACTTCTGGAAATTGCCGTGGTACTTGTTCTCTCTCGCCATAGCCTTCGTGAACATTGGCTTACCCCGCCTCGTTGACCAGAATACTAGCTTGGTCGGGGTGTCTCCCCCGCCACGGCGCTCTGAGTGAGGGGTTTGACCCGCCACCGACTCTAGGAACGGCTGGTGTTCAAGCACGGAGGCCTTGTCAGTGAATACGTGAGTGGCCATCTTGACGCCCTTGAGCAGCGCATGCTCTTCCAGTCTCGGGTCAATTGGAGACACCATTACGGCAGGCCTGAAGGCAATGGCAGCCTTGGCGCTGTTGCGTGCCACGGTCCAGTCCATCACCCATAGCCGCCCCGCAGCAGAGCCCTCCAAGCCATACTCATACACGTGCGACAGGGGCGCATTCTCTCCGATGGATGCATAGTCTGCTGTCTCCGAAAAGCTTTGTTCCATCCCCTTCTGAATCTTGGAAACAATTGTAACCCCGCTTTCCTCAACACCTTGAACCATCCCTTGGACAGCAGAAACTGCCATTGAGACCTGAGATACGTCAATGGTCTGGTCGATACCGGGGTTGCCCTTAGTCATCTGTAACCCCCTTCAGCAAAAGCTCATACTCCTGTACATTGCCGAATGGGTCAACGACAGGCTGGATTCCTTGGACCATGAATACGACAGGAACGTCATCGCCATCCTTCCACAGGACTTCTCCGTTCGTGCCCTTGACACTGCCAACCCTCGTTGACTTGGTAATCCCACCTGAGCCGTCAAGGTTCAGGTCTGCAAGGTACATCTTCATGTACTCTACGTCTTCTAGGTTGTAGGAGAATTCTCTTGTAGAACCTACTAATCTAATCCCCCCACCCAAAATTGCCTCGGCGCGGACCCGTCTTTCAACATAGGACGAGTAGTCCCATGCACGCCTGCGCTGACCTGACTCTAGAACGTTAACGGTTGCACGATAAAACTCTGCCGTCATCTGGTATGAGGCAGTCGTAACACAGGAGTTTAGGTCTAGTCCGTTCAGAATCATGCAATGAACCTTATCTTGCGATACTTCTTTAGAATGTTGTCTAGCTCAGCAGACCCTGTGGTTTGGTTCCCGGTGCGGGCAAATTCCATCTGCCACTGACCAGTGTTGATGTTGCTGACCCAGCGGTCCCGGTAGGTGCTGTCTGCACAGAAGTTCAACAGGAAAAGCTGACTGGCCACGTACTGGATTCCCTCGGGGGGATAATGATAACCCCAGTTACCAGTCACTCCGTACACAGACCCCGACTTGAAGTTCCGCAGGCCGAACACCTGATAGTCCATGCCCAACTCAATACGAAAGTTTTCAGCAGTTGTTGACATGTTCCACGGGTCGATAATCGTGGGGCTGACATATGGGCTCGTTACCGAATCGAGTTGCCAGATTCTTTCAGGCAACTGCAACGTCTTGGTCCCATTGCCCATTACGTTCTTGGTCTCTCCGATTGTGTGCTGGAAGCTTCTGTTGCAGAATGAGTCAATACTCTGGGTTACGCTGAATGCCAGCGCTTCCTTCTGCGACCTGTCCAAGTTGGAGGTCTGCTCCGCATCTTCAATCTTGTCCATCGACAAGTACGGCACGTACACCTTGACAGGGACAGTGTCCTTCTTCGTCCCCAAATCGTCAAGCACATACGTGAAGTTAATCAGGTAGTCCCCCGGCCCTGTGTACCTACCTGCATGAAATTCGAATGAGGCGCTGCCGCTCTGTGGGGTCACAGTCTCTTCAAACACGACAGCATTATGCGTACGGCTGAAGAGGGCAACGTCAACGTCTGCTGGCGTCTGTGCGTCCCCGGTCCAGTTTGTCAGAGGGACTGAGAAAGTAGTGTAGGCTCCATTAGCTACAATGTTCATATTGTCTCAGTCCCTCCAAATAATTAGACCTCGTAGTAGTCCTTGACTTCCTTCTTGGAAGCTGGACGGAACTTGTCCGGCCAAGTGTTGAACATGTGCTGGGCCTTGTCTGCGTCAAAGACTGCGAACGGGTGCTGGCGAGAGAAGGACTGACCAGCAACTCCAAAGGATGCATTCTTCCCAATGAACTTGACAACCTCGTTGCTGTCATCCGTTGGGTCCAACTGCTCTTCCTCTTCTACTGGTTCCTTCTCTTCGTCAATTGGTCCCCCCAGTCGATTTTCTGCAATCGCGCGGGCGATGACGTCCTTGTTATCAGAGTGAGAATAATTGCCCTCAACATCTTCTTCTTCAACAAGCGCAAGCAGTTCGTCCTTGCTGTTGTCAGCTACTAGCTTTTCGATGATATTCATAGTTGTTTCTCCTTGTAGGTATGCGAACATAGTACAGCGGTACTGTTCACAAAGCAAGCCGGGGACTATGCCCCGGCTTGCCGTGTTTGTTCATTCAGTTGTTAGACTGCCTTGTTCCGAACGTCGGTCACTGTGACGTAAGCATCAGCGTTCGTGATTACAACACCCTGACGGGTGAAGACCGTGAACTCAAATGCGTCCTTGCGCTGTTCGAAGCGGCTGTGCATGGTGATTTCGCGGTGAACTCCCCATACCATGTTCTCAGGAACCGTGAGGTCCACGTAACCGTGGTACTCTTGCGTTGGGTCGGCATCGGTAACAGCATCGGCAAGGAGGTAAGTCCCGGCAAATGTGTCTTCGTAGAGCGGAATGTCCAGCAGTTCAATCCCAAAGGGACGAAGTCCTGTTGAACCCTGCTCTCCGACCATCGGTGCGACACCAGCCTGCTGAATCCATGTGCCGTTCAGGGCGTCAACGCCCATGTTGGCAAGGTGCATGCGGAAGTCGTGTACGAGGCTGGACGCTGTGAAGAACTTCATGGCGTCACGGCGTGACTTGTACTGACGAGGAAGCTGCTTGTAGGCCCGAGAGAAAGTTTCCTCGGTCAAGTAGCCACCGTTGTTGGAAATGACGTGGCCACCGTTAAGCGCAAGCTTGTGGAAGCCGTCATAGGCCATAATCAAGCCGTCATCCGGCGAGCCAGTGTTAACGGCGGTGTCACCGTTGATGGCTACGTCCTCAAGGTCATTGCCTAGAGTCGTGGCCATTGCGCGTGAAATCTGGTCCTGAAGGTCGTCACCGGCAAGGTTGTCTTCAAGAGACTCCGTGGTGATTTCCCAGTCAAGGCGCAGCTTTTCGGTGCGAAGTGTTACCTTGCCGAAGGTCGGAACGGCGTTCTGGCCGTCGTCCAGTCCTTCAGTGGCTAGTCGAGTGATACGCTGACCGACACGGAAAGAATCCACGTCAACCTGCGGGTTCGCCATTGGGCGGCGCTGGGCATAATTGCCAAGAACAGTTGCGTCCCATGTGTAGTCAATGAAACGGCTGGCCTGTTCCGGGTTCAGGATACCGCCACCGCCGCTACCGACTAGTTCGGTATCGACAATCTTTTGCAGTAGGTCGTTAGACATTTTTGTCCTCCTTAATTATTCTTTGAAAATGTGGTTACGGCGGAAAGCGCGGTCCCCTTCCAAAAGGCATCCTGCTTGTCCTTCAATTGTTCTGCTGGGCTTTCGTCAACAGACTTCTTGACAGCACCTGTGTTTTCAACCTTTTCAACACGCTCAGCCGCGTCGGCAGCCTTCTCGGCCACCTCCGTGACCTTGGTGTCAAGGTCTTCCACCTTGTCAAGGCGCTCACCCAGAGTGCTTACAGCCTTGGTAAGCGCGGTAAGCGCCTCAAGGACTGCTACGTTTGTATCGGGGGTAGAAGTAAGTTCTACTGTCCCCTCAATTGACTTTTCTGCCGGTGCTTCTTCTTCCACAGCAGCAGTTTCGTCTTCTTCTTCAACCGTGGCTGATACCTCGGTAGCGGTATCAGAGGCGGTAACAGTTTCTTCCTCAGCATCGACCTCGGCAGTATCGACGGCTTCGGTTTCAGTGTCAGCGTCCGTGTCCACGGCGGCGGTGGAAGCGCCTTCGGCTGACTTCTCAGCGTCTTCGCTCACCGTTTCCTCAATTGCATCCTCAGTGGAAACCTCCACCTGCTCGGCAACGGCGTCTTCTGACGGTGTACCTTCGTTGTTCTTTTGCATAGTAGAGCCTCCAGTTGTGGTTGGTTCTGCTGCGTCTGCAAGGTTTATTACAACCTCATCAGCTTGTGAAACAATACCGTCAACGTCAACGTCATCAGGCTGGTTTGTGAAGCCAACATGGTCGTATCCGTCAATGGCTGTATCATGTGAAAGCAGTAGAGAACCTGTGTTCTTTTGGTAAAAAATGTTGTAATTTTGTTCTGCCGCGTCGGCGGCCTTGAAGATTGAAGTGATGGTGGACGGTCCGTTTGCAGGCATGTCCACTACAGACAGCTCCTTTAGGTCATAACTCTTAATGACCGGGACCTTCTTTCCATCCTTTTCGATGAATCCTCTTTCCTTAATCATTCCCCCGATGGAAAACGCCTTGAGCGTTCCATCCATAATCTTCTCCCAAGTGTTCTGTGCTCCCTTGGAAATCCTTGCGTTGACTACGATGGCATTGTAGAATGTTGAATCTTCCTCATCCCACACCTTCGCAACCGTAAACTTGGCAAGCGTTCCAACCGCATTGGGCTGGTGCATTTCACGAATGGAACCCTTGAACCGCTGAAAAGCTGAAGTCGAAGCTTCAGCGTCAATTACTTCACCGTGAGCGTCGAGCTTGTCAGTGGTCGCGATACCAACGACTTCACGACGCTCTTCATCAATCTTTGTGAACCCAACCTCGACGGTTAGGTCGTTTCCATGTGAAACTACGCTCGACTTATTCATGTGACAACCTTACAGTGATACTGATTAAAATGCAACAAACATGTCATCCAGTCTGCCTACCCTCACCCGAAGGAGCGCGAGTTCGGTCTGAGCCCGCTGTGTCAGGCCCTCCCGTGCGTTCTTGGTCACGTGTTCTGTTGCCTGTGCTTTGAACTGCCGCCTCATTTTGTGTCTTAGTCTTAAGCTCTGCCTGAGCCATGACGCTGACTGGGTCTTCAGCAAAATCAGCACGACGCTTGCCAAGTTCTGCACGCACCTCGTTGGGGACAAGCGCGCCCCAGCGCAAGTAGCGCTCGTAGACACGAGACATGGTTTCTTCGTCAGTAAGCGTCAGCTCATTCAGGTTGAAGTCAAAGACCGTAGTAATTTCCCTGAAGAGAGTCTGTAGCTTGTCCTGAAGCATTCGCTGGATGGGCCTGCAAACCTGCTCCCTGAAGATGCGAGCCCCGTCACGTGTGGCCCCTAGGCTCTGCCCGCCAGTGGTGTCCACAATTGCCGAGGGGACGCGATTGGCGAGCAGAATCTCAGCCTTGTTGCTTGACTTGTAGATTTCAAACGAGGACTCATTCTTGGCTGGCCCAATGGGGACAACTTCAATCTCAGGCTCATGTGCATCGTCACCTGTAACATTTGGCAGCGCCACCACGAGCGTACGGTGGTGGTTGTTCTGTGAGTTTGTCTGAAGGAAGTTGTCAATGTCGTTTTCCGTCATCTCTCCCACCTCAGCATTTTTGAAGACAATCATGTGCTTCGGGATGGCCTTGTGCTGGAAGAAGTCAAGGTTGTACTCGCTAGCATAGATTTCCCCAGCGACAGCGTGAAGCGCTGAAACAATCTTGGGGATTCCGTAATAGATGCTGGTGGGGGTGTGGTGCTTGAAGTGGATGATTTCATTCGGCATCGGGTCGTCGTTGATTGGGTCAACAGTGTCTTGGCCATAGTTTCTGAAGAACGTGGCCTTGGTACCAATCATCTGAACAAATCCGTCCTTCTGCACCCGGATGCGCATGCTTGTGGCTGGAATGTGCCCAATGTAACCGACGCTGCCATTGCGGTTGCGTCCCACCTCAATGTAGCCGTTCCCTACAGCCTCTAGGTCGGTGACCACTGCCGTCAGGGTTTCAATGAACTGGTCAAGGCCATTCATGGCCTCAAGCAGGTTGGTAAGAATCTCTCGCATTTCTTCAATTGTGCGTCGAGCCTTCTCCTTGTCTTCCTTGCCGTCAATGTCGTCAATCGTGTCCTTGGTCTTGTTGGACTCTACAAACTTAAATCCCTGTCCAACAATGCCAGAGACCTTGGCGTCAACAGCAGCCATCTGGCTGGGTGACTTTTCATAAATCTTTGCCAAGTTGTTCAAGTTGTATGGCGGCTCCACCAGTCTGTACTTGCCGTAGTAGTTTGAGTCCTTTTCATTCTCAACTTCCGACTTGGAACCTGAATCACCTAGGCCCGTCTGGTGTCCCTTCGTAATATCTAGAAACGGGTCGTCTTCCAGTGGGATTGACACTGGGGCATAGGTCGGCCCTGCCGTTTTGACAGTCACCTCTTTTGACTTGTCTATGCTCTTGCTAGTCTCTGTCATAGAAAATTGACTCCGGGTCCTTTTCATCAAGCATGGCTTCGATTTGGGCCTCGTACTCAGAGTTAGAAATCTTCCATCTCCCCTCAGCAAAAACGACCTTGCCATCAAATACGCCATACCCAGCGGCATGCGTCCTCATCTTCTCAATGGCAGCTAGGTCACCCTTCTCGCCGTTCATTGAGAAGATATTGCCGTCACCGTCTGTAAACAGCCTGCCGTCTGGAAGCTCAATCATGTAAACCCCCCACGGCAAATTGGAAGATAGTATAGTTGTCTTTCGCTTCTTGTTGTTTTTAGTCATGCGGCTATTGTCACACAGAACACTTCAAAAAGCAAGCTAAGCGTTCGACCACACGACGTTGGTAATTGATGTTGCTGAAGGGGTGAGAGTGAGGCTTCCCATGGCATAAGATTGGCGCTCCCTTCCCATGGCCGCGTCAACAACCTCTAGAATCTTTGCATCATCGAAGTACTCGTTGAATACTGCAAGCCCCTTTACTTGCGCCCCTCCGAAATTTTCGTCCCCGAGTACCAGCGTTGTGTCCACCTCTTGCGTGATGAACGGCACTGAATTAGAACTGAACTGGTCCAACAGTTCAAAGTTCACTGGGTCAAATGGCCCGCCAGACCTTGAGCGTACCGATGGAAGCGCCACCCTTGTTTCTCCGAAGGGCTCTGGGCCAGTCACTTCTACAGAAGGGATGAATGAGGCTGCGGAGGCGGGAGCGACAGAAATGAACTCATACAATCCCCACGGAGAGTCTGCCAACTCCTGAATGAGCGTGGCCCCCGTTGATGTTGACAAGGTTGCGCCGACGCCGTCCAACCATTCAAGCTTCATTGTGAACGCAACATCTGACCTTACAAAGGCACTGAAGGAGGCTTCCTCCCCCGCAGAAATTGGAACTGGCTGCTGGCCAGACGTGTAAAAGCTCACCCCAGCGGCCCCAATCTGGTCTGCCCTGTATACCGAAAGGTCTTCAAACAGCCACCCGCCGGTCTGAGAACCAGAAAGCTCTACGAACAACTTTGCCGTAACCGAGCCAGTCGGAACGTTCAAAAGGGCAGAGTCATTAAATACTTCATTCGGGACAGAAGCACCGCCATGGAATCCGACAGACTGGGCAGACAAAAGTGTACCGACAGAATTGTAGTACCGCATTTCAAAGTTTGAACTGGCATAACCGCCAGTTGACTTCTGGGGGATACCACTTCTGAATACTGCATCCACTTGAAGGAACTCAGCACCGTCAACAAGGATTGGGTCTCCATAGTTCCCGATGACCTCAGTCGAAGATGCGTTTACCAATGTCTCATTTGCAAACTTCATCCCAGTGGCAGACCACGCCTCCGTTGTCGCGTTGTAGTCGGCAGAAATAACCATCTCTGCGGTATATGCCTCTGCGGGCGCGACAGAGGTTCCCGTGAGCATGAACCAGTTTTCAAAGTACACGGGCTGGGCACCTCCGGTAGCGGAAGTGTCAACGTTCTGACTACTCACAATGGAGCCATCGGCCCTGCGATACACCACCATTATTGAAACGGTGCTTGACGGGGACACCGTGTCCAGACTTTGAGCAAGGGTTGACATTCTGTAACTGTCTCCGGGGTTCACCTCTACAGAGGGAGAGGTTACAATCTCGTCAACCTGCTCCGAACCAGATTCAGGGGAGAATATTACGCTCCCAGTTTCACCTACCCCGATTGGGGGCAAGTTAGAGATGGCAACGTCTGATACTGCCGATGTGTCTATCCAGTCTGAGACTGGGTCAAGGATATTCTGCTCAAGCAGCACCCCATTGGACGTTCTTGATAGCTGAAGCCAGTCTGCTGACCCCCGCGTCCACGATTCTGGCCCCTCAAAAAGTTGCCTACCGTCAAATCCGATGGCCCACGAGGAAGTGATTGGGTCATCTACTTCAGTCTGAATCGACCCCGAGGCGAAGTGATTTGTCCCAGTTGCAAACACCCCTTCGTCAAGGGTTGCTGACAGTCCGAATCCACCTGAATTGGCGCGCAAGATTACAATTCTTGATGCGGGGCGAGTTGATGGTATTGACAGACCCAGTCTGTTGAGTGTATCCATAGTCCCCTCAGTCAGAACAAGCTCCACCTCACCCCACCGAAGAAGCGTTTCCGCCGACTGACCTGTTGAAACCACCTCCAAGACCACCGTGAAATCTGGTAGTGTGTTCAGTGGGAAGGAGTATGGAGAGGTCTTGTTAGAGAATCCCGTCCCCGCTCCAAAAGTGGCTGAACTGTCATGGACAACAACCCTGCCTGACGGCAGCCCATCACTTCCAACTTCTGACTCGACGGAGGCAATGTCACTGACGATAGAGAGGTTTGACAGCGAACTGAACAGCACGCAGGAGGGCTCGGAGCGACTGTAAAGCTCCAAGCCAGAGACCAATTCAATCGGAGTGGCCATATGTTATTCCGCCTTCAGCTTCTGCCATGTCTCATTGTCAACAACACCGTTGACCAGAAGCTTGTTTCTGCGCTGGAACTCACCGACCACTGACTTAGTGATGGACTTGTAGACGCCGTCAGCCTTCAGTCTCATCCCGTGAGACTGCAACATCTTCTGAATCTCAAAAACCTTATCGCTGTCTTGAGAGCCAAACTCAACTTCATTGTGTCGATGGCTCTGGGCGGTCTCGTTTGTCATCTATAAATCTCCTTGTAGTCTAAGAATGACAGTACACTGAGATTCGTTTTAAAGCAACAAAGTAGAGCCCCCGGTGTGTTGCGCACCGGGGGCTCTACACATGATTCATTTGTTTCTGACCACGACCAGTATACCACACTGACTGAGGCTTGTCAACTCAGTGGTCAGATTTCGCAAAACCCACCCTCAGACGCAACGCATGCAAGTTCCTGAGCGCCTGATGTGTGGTCTTCAGCCTCATGCAGGGCCTCCCAATACAGGCTGTTGGGTGATTGGTCAACCAACATCTGATACATGTCTTCATCAACCTCTTGGAATGGAGCCTGCACATACACATTTTCGCTGGGGAGGAAGGATACGCCAACCATCATATCGAAGTGCTCCCATACGAACTCACGAACCTGCTCCCACTCGTCATTCTCAACATTGATTGTCACAGAGGGATTGTGGTCGGTGTAGTGTGTGGAGTACAGCAGCCAGTGCTCCAACTGTTCAATTGCAGAAATATCCTCACGTAGGATTGCACCCTCTGGCGCAGCCACGGCGAATGAGAACACGTAGTTGTTTGGGTCATATGCGTCAATCTCGTGGGGAACACCCTGATTCAAGAGAACGTCAGTCAGGGCTTCATTCTTGGAACTACGAACGTTCCTGCGATAAAACTTACTGTGCCATGGGTGGATACCACTGGACACGCCTGCCAACTGGCTGACTGTGCCTGACGGCTTCACTGTGGTCATCGCCTTTGACATTGGGATGCCAAGTTCTGACGCCCAGTAGCGGTTTGCATCGTGAACTACCTTCTTCATCCCCTGAAGAAATTCTACCGAGGGGGCTGCGGTAAGGTGATTGCCCATGATACCAGTAAGGGAAACGCCCAAAAGACGCTCTTCTTCTGTGTTAGCACGCCACTCGTCACGAATCTCATTGAAGTTGGTGAACGAAGACTGAAGTGTGCCAAGCTTGGAGGCGATGGCCAACTTGTGGAGGATATCAGCCTCGGTGTCTCCTTCCTTCACAATCACCTCAGAAAGATTGCAGAACTGCTGGTTCCTGAGCATGATTTCGCCACACGGGTTTGTGGATACCACCTTTGTCATGTCTCGGTCAAGTCCATTGTCTCGTGACTGAGCGCCATACCGTGAGAAGATGCCGCGCTCTCCCGAACCAGAGGCAATCAGGGCGTTGAATTCAGCGTCAAACTGCTGACGGGTGGGCTTGCTCTTGTAGGAAACAGAGTTGTTCGCTAGGGCCAAGTGTGGCTTGTCATTCCAAAATGACCCATGCTTTGCATCACGAATCTCTTCGTTGTCCAAGTCAGACAGGCTGATGAGCGCTGAGCGTCGAACCCCACCGGCTACGATGATAGAGCCAATCATGCACATAAGTTCATGACACTCCATGGCAGTCAGTTGACGGCCACGAGACCCGTACACCATGCCGACAGTCTCGGTAAACAACTTGTCGAGCGGTTCTGGCCCTGAGCTTGTTCCGCCAAAGGTCTTGAGCGGGGCACCGGCTGGGCGCAACTGTGCGAGGTCCCACGTGGGGATTCGCCCAGCAAAAAGCTCTTCAATCAACTTGCGGTATGCTCGTGACCATCCTTCCTTTGAGTCCCCGACTACAATTTCATCCCCCGAACGGAACGCAGACGGCACGGTCGGCAACTGGTCAACGTATTCTTGCTCCACACTGAAGCCTAGGCCTGTGCCATTCATCAGAATGTATACGGCCTCGTCAAACGCCCGAAGACTAGACACTGCGACAGTCGCACAGTTGTAACCAGAGATTTCTTCGCGCTCATGTGCGGGGCCTGCTGCAAACATCATTCGCATCGAAGGCATCACGTCCATGTTGCGCACGGCTGTACGAATGTCACCCATTGCAACGCCGGGGAAGCGATACTCCATGTAGTCAACGAACCTGTCTACTGTCTCGTCCCAAGTCTCTCTTCGCCCTTCTGACTCAATCCAGCGCGCGTACTTGCTCTTATGGATATAGCTGGAATAGGGTGAAAGATAAGTCAATGGAATCCTCCGAAAGGGGTGTTTTTGATAGATACAGGCCGCGGGGGGCCTTTTGGTGGTTCTGTCAGCTTACCACATCGGAGGCCGTGATGCAAACGCTAGGAGTGAAGTGGTTTGCATCCAAGTGTGACAAATATTCCACAACTCAAACTTGAGTCCCCCTGACTCAAGTCGAGTTGACAGCGACCATGCCGACGTGTATGATGCCAACATGTTCAGAAAGTACGAGCCAGTCGCAAACTGGTGCGCAGCCTGAAAGCGCTGCGAACGCAGGGTACACAATACCCGAGCCCGTGACCCACGGAGAGTTCTGAGCCTGAGCGCAATGTAGCGCAGCGGTAGAGTTGCATGACCGCGCACGGACGCCGTGCAAACGCAGCGGGTCGATGGATGGAACACACCTATGCCTCTTGCGGGGCGCTTTTCGAGGTGTGGGCTGGCTCACACCAGCAAGTCCTTGTTTCTGACCTGTTGTTCACCTTTCCGCCATCGGCACAGTCTAGTACGAACCAACACGGCCAGAGCGTTGCATCTGGCCGCCACGAACCCAGTCTCCCATCGGCAAGCACGGCTCTGCCATGGACCCAGAGGCCAAGAAAAGCACTGCCCCGTCAAGTGAAACACCCAAGCCTTTCAACTGCCCTTTCACTTGGGCAGTAGGGGGGGTTAGCAATCTGTGAAGCACAGCGGGGTGCAGGGTCCCGGCTGGGGAGAACAGAGCACTTGGTGCCCGTTACGCGGCTTAAGTACACTTGTGCCTTCGCTTGACTTGGAAGTCCGGTGGTGGTAGGATGGTCAGGACCAAGGAGGCTCGTATGGACTTGCAAAAGCAGGGAGAATCTGTGGCATCTGGGGCGACCAGCGCCGCAGGGGCCACGAACATCATGAAGATGGCATTCACACAGGGGTACCACCAGTCTCGATATGCCAAAGAACTTGGCCTAGAGAGGTTGGCCCTGCCCCACACCATACCCGTAGGCACCAGTGTGGCCAAGGTTGACAGCGACTACACCTATGGGCTACTCTACGTGGTCGGCCCGGTTTGTCGCAAGTGGGTCCGCATCATCAGGAACCTGTCATTCTGGACATATTACTCCGAGCGTGATGTGAATGTCATGAAAGGGTGCTTCTTCCCTGACTGGACCATGGGAGTGTATGGAGACCTACTGCTTGCTACCGTGGCGTCGGAATCAACTGAAGAGCCCCTGATGACGCTAGAGTCCATTGTGAACAATGGTAGTGTTATCGGGGCGAACGTGAATGGGACTCCGATGCTCATTGACGAAGACAACAGGCTTGTGAAGTTCAAGGAATAAGTTCCCCTCGACCAAAATTGGCGGTCAAATGTCTGGCAAACGTAAGTTGCTGTATCACTATTCAGAATTTCCTATTTCTTCGTACACGTGGGACAATGGCGGGAAGCCGATTGTACCATACAACACTTCTCCGGGGATGGTCGTCCGCAATACCGACGACCCCAACATATCCAGAATAGTTGATTTCAGGCCGAGGTGGTTCGTCACTGGAAAGTTCTACGAAGAATCCCCAGACAAGTTTCATGTCTGGATTGGGACAAGCTCCCGTGGCGGGTACGCAGGGAAGGTCAGAAAAGACTTTACGCTGTTCTTCTGGAACGATAGCGTAGGAAGGTGGCGCTGCTCCATTCCGACGAAGACTGGCTTCATGAGTCTTTCCCCCAGACTGTACAATACAATCTTCGATGAGCGCGGCGCAAGGTTCATGCTGCCTCAGATTGAGGAAAGGCTTGGTGGCCCTGTGAAGGACGTGCTATTCCCGTCCCTGTCTCAACTTGAGAGGGTTTTTAATGGTCGCGGGGGAGGGGACACTTCTGCAAACTTTGAATTCGGAGTTCTTCCTGCGTTCCGCAGGCCAAATGGGCTCATAATGAAGCCGACCCTTGAAGAGGCCGTCCATGCGATTTTTGGCAAGCGAAATTCAGCAGGCCGGGAAGAAGAGCTGCTTGGGCAGCTATTCGACATTATGACGGAATTCCTCCTCGCCGCCCCGAGGGTTGTCACGCTGGCAGACTTTAGAACTGACGCGCCGCTTCGCCTCATGGACAGAGCCTCTGAACTAGAGTCCCGCCCCAGCAGCGAGCTTGTTGCCAATTCGTTTTTTAGAATTTTCCAAACATACGGTACCCCAAGCCAGCTTGAGTCCTCAGCCCTTCTCGGTTCCATTGAGCCAATCTTCTATGACGACGGGATTTCAATGGAAACTATGTCTCGAAAGCTTGAGGCGATACAGTCCAAGATGGACCGGGTGCGTGAGCTTATCGACCCCCCCAAAGATAATCCAATGTGGCGGCCAATAAGGCCCAATAGCCCACCCTACTACAAGACGGTGGCTAGCGAACAGCGCGACGACGGCAGCATTTTGACCCCACATATGCAGGAACTGTTCTATGCTGCGTGGACTGACAAGATTGAAGACTCCATGGACCCGTGGATGAAACTTGAGTGGGGGGCAGAGTTTGACGCAGTGGACTGGCATGGTACACTGGTGAGAGGGGCCAAGGACGTCTTTGTCCACCCACGTGCGAAGGCATGGTGGGGGCCTGAGGATGCCATCGAGGCACACAGGGAGTTGATTGGATGGAACGACTAGCGTGTCCAGACTGTGGAATTGTACACCTGTCCCGTGAGGACTGGTGCTACATTCCTATGAAATCAGACCTTGACGCCCTTGTCGAGCAGGGGCGGGTTCGTTTGCAGCAGTTGAACGGCATGCACCTGTACAAGTACGGCAGGGAGGCCATGTGGGAGCGCTGGTGGACTCCCGCAATGCTGTCTGCCCGTGGGGTCGTGTACTCTCGGGCGGGCTCTCAGTTGAACTTCGTATTCGACAAGTTCTTCAACTACGAGGAATTGGAAGGCGCAGGCGTTTTGCCTGAAGAAGAAGAACCGGACGTGCTTGTCAAGTATGACGGCAGCATGATTTCCGTATTCATGCACAAGGGCTCATGGCAGGTCGCGTCCTCTGGGTCGTTCAATTCTGAGCAGGCACAGTGGGCGACAGAGCTTCTTTCTGAATACCATGACAGGGGCACTAAGCTTCTTCCAAATTATCAGTATGTGTTCGAACTTATTCACCCCGAGAATAGAATTGTGGTGAATTACGGCGACGAGCGCAAGCTGGTACTGCTGGACGCGGCGCTGCACGGTGAGCGGTTCGGGGACCACCTTGAATTCCTGTGGCCTGACGTCGCACAGTACGTGGAAAAGGACCCGTTCACAGAGGTTGACAACGCAGAGGGCTATGTGCTAGAGTGGATGGGCGGCATCCGCGCCAAGGTCAAGTTTGGGACGTACAAGGACTTGCACAGGGTGCTGTTCAACCTGACTGCCAAGAACGTACTGGACTCAGTTGTTGAGGGGTCCTATGACGACCTTGCAGCCAAGCTGCCAGAATACGAACGTGCATGGACAGACCCTCTGGTTCGTCAGTTCCAAAGGGACGTGGAAAACCTGTACATTCAAGCGAGCGAGCTGTTTGATTTCTGTGCTGAACAGGGCATGAACAGGAAGCAATTGGCACACCACGCTCTGGCTACAGACTACTCTGGCGCTGTGTTTGCGCTGGCAGACAGCAATGCCGAAAAGGCCCTAGAGATTTGTCAAGGGATTGTCTATGACCGCGCTCTGGGAAAGTGAGTGGGATGACCATGTGTATACCCCAGTTCCTCCGTGGGTGGTGGAGTCTATTGAAGGTTCTACCACCCTCAGAAAAATAGGGCAGTGTTCGCTGCTCAAATGGACCAAGAGTAAGGAACAACATGACAAGCTCGTCAACCGAATCAGCACTAGAAGGTGGAGAATCTGCTATGGATTTCTCAACTGGCTCAGGTGGCACCAGCGCGAGGATTGGCGGTGGGACCTATGATTATGAGGTCACATGCCGATGCAGCCGTTCGGTGACTCCTGTCTCTGATGCTGCCTTTTGGAAGCGGGATGAGGAGGGCAACCGTTTGGCTGGGGGGACATACAAGACATACCCCCACAAGCCTAGTTGTGAGTTCGAAGGATACTTCTTCCACCTCATGATTATTGACGAAGCCTCTCTCGACTCAGCCGTGTTCACAGCCAGAAAGGAAGAGGCCGTTCTGGATAAGGCGATGGCATACTATGAACGCAACCCCTCAGAGCATGCGGAGTCCATCATCCAAAAGGTCTTCGCCGCAACACTGGGGGTACCAGATGGGCCGCAGGGCTAGCATGCTTGTACACCTTGGGAGGGACAGTGTCTTTCCCACTGCGGATTTCATAGAAAAGAGCTGTCTTTGTGACTGGCCCATCCCCTCTGTATTTACCGTTTGGGCTCACGGAGACAGGTCATCTGATGACCAGCGTTCTATTATCCTGTACAGGCAGACTGTGAAGCAGAGCGGGGACTGTGAGTTTTGTACTACATATTTGGACCCCTCACTAAATCCTCTCTTTGAGTGTGAAATCGTGCGTACTGTCGAAAGAGACACGTTCACTGGGAGTGTCACGCATGAAGTAAACACACGTACACTGTCCACACTTGATGAAATCTTGGATTGGGTCAAGGCCCTTGACAACGAAGACGCGCTTGTGGTAGTATGTGAATACGCACTAGGTGTGAACCAAACTCTCTAACCAACAACGAATGGAATTCAAGATGAGAATGGTAGAGGTACGCAGCGGCGTTGGCGAATGGTCCGATGGCTGCACAAACAAGAAGAAGAACGAAGACGACGTCATGGTTTCGGGCTGTGGCATCATGGATGACCACTGGATGGTCCACATGATGGACGACCCGGCAGTGGAGCATGACGCCACCATCGCGGTGTTTCGTTACATGGTGGACAGGGAAAAGATGGACGACGCATGCGAATCCTGCAAGCCGTTTTTCGCGGGCGTGGACTCTGGCGACGAAGTCTACAATCTAGAGGCAAAGCAGTCTGTCAGTTTCGGGGGGGATGGATTGTCAACCGCCCTCGGCACCATTGAGCAACTGACAGACTCTCTGGCTGCCATGGGCGAGGTCGAGGCTGTTGGCCTTTTGGCTGAGTATGAGCTTGGCCTCCACGAGAAGTTGCGTAAGCAGCGTAGGGCCGCGCTGGGCCTGTCATGATTCTTGTCCTCGCCATATTTATTGTGATTGCCCCCGTGCTTTGGAGTGCGTGGGCAATTGCAGGTGACTTTGGCTGGGGGAACACCCTCTCCCTTCTGGCAGTCCTTGCTGTGCGCCTTGTGTGGTATGCCGCCATTGGGTATGTCATCTACAGAATCGTGACGGGCCTATCATGAGCAACAAATTTCGACAGGCCGTTGAGGCCGGGGGCGATGACCCCCGGCTGCGAAAGGTGCGCAGGGAGTTCAAGGCCATTTATGGCTGGCAGCCCGACCTTTCCACGGAACACACCCTCGGCTGGTACACTGGTGAAGGTGCAGAGTGGTCTGTAGACATTGACGGAGTGCTACTGTGCTATATTGACAGAGTGTATGTCATTGCGGATATCAGCGACACCCCGGAAAAACTATTGGAGGAATAATGGGACTTCAGGAAGCCAAGAACCAGTTTGTCGAAGAGAGTACAGAACTGCACAAGGAAGACATTGGCAATCTCATGGACTATCTCACTGATGTATTTGGTGACCATGAGTTTGAAGTAACTCTCGTGATGGTTGACGGCTACGAGCGTGTGTGGGTGGACGGGTTTATCTTTGACGCCCTCGGTGGGCTCATCCACCCCAAAATTTGGTGCGAGGACGGAGATTGGAGACCTATCACCAAACTCAACCTACTCCACGCAAAGCAGTGGTGGCCAGAGCAGCAGCAGATTGCCACCGTGTCAGACATTGCCAGAAGCAACCACATGGTTTACGACGCCCTGCTTGGCATGATTCACGCAATGGGCTATGGCGCGCAGGCCAAAGAGCTTTTGAAGGTTCACGACCGTGGTGAATTCATGCACGGTCGGTGGTCTGGGTGAGCACCGTCCACGCCCTGAAGAAAATCTACATGGCGGTCAAGCAAAGTGGGGTTCCCCTGTGTCGGTCAGACTGGCCACAAACGACTAATGGCGCGGGCTGCAACTTCAACAAGGGCACCACGAGGGATATTTTCAAGACTTGGATTGACGCCGATGAATTTGACCCGTGGTTCACATTGGTAGTTTACAAGAGAAGAACGCCGCTCATTGAGGGGGCCGCTACGCGGAGGGCAACATGCCACTGCGGAGGCTTTATCCCTGAGGGTAAGTACCAGTTCAGAATGTGGTCTAACCCATACTTGCTGTTTACGCAGCCACTTTCATATGAGCAAATGTATGACATGTTCAAGCTCATGAAGATTCCCCCCGTCCTAAGGGAGGGGTTGGGGCTTATGGAGGTAGGAGCAAGCGAAGACCTGCCTGTATTGCGCACCGATTCCAGTGCAGGCCCCGTTAGTGAATGGACGTAACATGTTGTGTTGTAAGCGGGCCAACAAGAAGCTGTCGGCCTGCCAAAAGAAAAGTGGGCACATTGGCGAGCATTTTCACATGTTCGACGGCAGTCGAATGTATTCTTCATGGGGTGAAGGGGTTGAAGACCTAGTGTTCCGCGCAACCCGATTCTTTGAGCGATGATGTGCCCGGTGCGGACTGACACCCATACGTGCCTGATGAAGCGCGGGCATCCCCATCGGCACACATCTCATTGGGCGAGGAAGCCTCTAGACATTCCATTATCTGTACTTGTATGGAACTACGAACGCCCCTCGCGGGGGGTCCCATACGCCGTCAACTTTGACATAGTAAATGTTACGCCATGATTTGCAACTCCCCCTTCAGGAGACATGTTCGGTGCCAGATGAAGAAAGGTCATCAGGGGGCGCACCTGCGGGCGAACAGGAGCTTTTACTCCCGATGGATAAAGGTCAACGGCATAAAAGAGAGCCTTGGCATACAGAGGATACCATGAAAATACTATGTGGTGAAACGTATGTCGGGGATTACTGTTGCCAGTCAAAAGAAGGTCACACTGGTTGGCATATCCTTTCGATGGTGTCAAGTACCCTCGATGGGAGGCTTATCCTTCGTCAATGGCTCAAGGATGACTGGGGTATCCTCACCACGAGCACGAGAGGGACGGGAGTATGAGCAAAACACTAAAGTGTACCCAACTCTACGGTGATGTGGTTTACTACGCTTGTATGCTCAAGGGTGGGCATACAGGAATGCACGTCACTCGGCTCATGGCATACAGTGACGAAGCGTTCTTTTGGGGTGGCGACCAGAGGCATCATAGCATCTACTGGCCCCCAAAAAGGTCGGGGTGGCAAAGAATATGAGCAGAAACATTCTATGCACAGACCTCTGGGCGGCTGAGCCGAAATATCATTGCCAACTTAGGGAAGGCCACGCCGGGGACCACCTGTCATTGTACATTACATACAGAAGCCTCGGGTTTGCTTGGACGAGAGGCCCCGGCATGCGCAGGCCTAAGCAAGACATTCCATGGCCGCCGAAAGCACGAGGATGAACAAGAACATTTTGTGTACGGTTTGTTGGAAGCAAGATTCTAGATACATTTGCAAGCTCAGGAAGGACCACGGCGGGGCTCACTTGTCCCGGCTCGTCGGACGCCCCGACAGCGCGTTTTTTTGGGTGGGGGGCCTTATCGAGGGAAATCGTAGCTGGCCACCGAGGGGAATATGAACAAAAGCATAAAGTGTACGAAGGTTTGGGACGTCCGGTCAGTCGAATACGGATGCGTGCTCAGGGGCGGCCATATCGGAAAGCATGTGCAGCCATTCTCGGTAAGCTTGGACACAGCGCTTGTGTGGTACCATTCCATGGTACACTCGATACTGTCATGGCCCCCGGAAGACGGATGGAGAAGCCCATGAGCAGGAAGTTGTTGTGTCGCAACCGATGGATGAGCGACCATTTGTATCCGTGCATGCGCAAACCAGACCATGGAGGCGACCACATGGCATTCTATCAGACGTCCGACCACCCGCTCTGGTGGACTGGCGACGATTATTGGTCGGAGGATAAGGACAATTATAATTATTGGTCGAAGGCCTTCGGACCATGAGTAACAGGCGAGGGAGTGAAATTCTATGCACCAAGATGTGGGAGCGCGACCCTCGGTATCCGTGCGCGCGCAGGCCAGACCACAGAGGCAACCACATGGCCTTCTACAAAATGTCCAAGTACCCGATTATGTGGGCTGGCGACAGTCACTGGCCGGATATTCGCGATGAGTGACAAGGTGGTGCGTGAGGTGCTTTGTGCTAGGCCGTGGATGAGCTACCAGTACAGGTGCCTACGCAGGCAGAGCCACGGCGGCGACCACCTGAGTAGTTATCTTGTCTCGGAGTCCTACTTTTTATGGGACCATGAAGGCTTCTGGCAGAAGGATTTCAAGCTATGAATGAGCATGTGGTCCTGTGTGGCACAGAGCATGTGTACGGTGGTGCGTACACATACCCGTGCATACGCAAGTACGGGCACGATGGCGACCATCGCGCCGCCTACAGGCAGTGGAGTGGCGGATTTTTGTGGGGGAGAGATAAAAAATACCACGGAGACACAACAGCATGGAGACAGTAAGAATACTCTGTGTTGAACAATGGATT